AAGATCTTCAATGGTTGTTTTAGATGGTGACGTTGCTTGTGGATTTATATTTGTTTGTTGCATTGATCTCTGTATAAGTTCTAATGCTTTGATTCCTTCAGCACTACTACCTAGTTCAGATACTGCATCTCTTAAATCCTCAGGAAAAAACTTATTAACAAATAATTGAGTAGCCTCTACTCTAGCATTAGCATTATCACCTAAACTTTTCTTAACAGATTCAAGGTCAGGTTGATTTGATCCAGTATGCTCTGCCCATTTAGTTATACCCTCGTTAAACTCATCTTGTGACAAACCATTCTCCCAAGAATAATCTGCCCACCATTTAAGAAGAGGATTAGTTGCAGCTTCACCTTCATCTAATACTTCAGGTATTTGATAGTCACCTGAAGTAGCAGGTCTATTAGAGTAAGCTTCTGTCTCTAGTTCCTGCATAAGTCCTGCTTTTATATCTTCTTCTTTCTTACCTTTCCAAGATTCTATCTCAGAATATGACTTAGCCATATCTTCCCAAGTAGCAAACTTCTCAGGTAATCCTTCAGGTCGAGTTGGTTCTGCTACAGATTCAGTTGTAATTGGAGGTGAGTTTACTTCTGTTGGGGTCTCTGTAGCAGATTCTGTTTCTGTTGTTTGTTCTTCGCTCATTGTTTTAACCTCGTTGCATGATTGATTCTTTTAACAATTAAAGCCACTAAATATCTTTGCCCTTCAAGGTGTCTAAGTTCTGCATCTGATATATTAGCACCACTAATTGCTTCGATAGTAATTGACTTTAAATACTTTAACATCTCCACTCCATTAGGAGTTTTAAATACTGATTCTATAACTTTGGAAATTTGTTCGTCTTTTTCTTTTGATCTAGGGTATCCATCAACCCCCAAGTGTTGAGGCATTTGGTAACTCTCCTTGTTGTTGTTGCTGTTGCATTTGTTGTGCCATCTGCACTAGCTGTTGTCTTTCGTCTGCATCTCTAATTAACTTATCAGGAACACCAAACTTCTTAGCTAAATACAGTGCAGTTTCTTCTGAAGATATTAATATATTTAAAATCTCAGGACCGAATGAACCACTAACAGTTTGTAGGAATCTATTCAACGACACAATATCTTGATTGGATTGTGCTTGTGCAAGGGGAGAAACACTTCGTATCTTAACTTCTCTACCATTAACTGTCGGCATTTCTATCCGACCCTGCTTCTGTAATATATAGACTACCCTTTGCAGTAATGGCTGTACCATTTCAGATTGCAGTCTGCCAAATGCAGAGCCTATCTTACGAGATAGATCTGCCATACGTTCTGCAACTTCGGTAGCTGATGCAGGTGTTTTATTTGGATCACCTAGCATATCATTATACAAAGCTCTCTTTATATTATTTCTCATGTCATTTAAAATAAGATTGGCAACATCAAATGATCCTGCTGCTCTAATTGGCTGTAGTCCTTGTGAGTTTGGTGCTTTAGGAATGACAGTTCCAGGAACTAGGTTTATTGTATCCACATTAATTATACCATCATCATCAATCTGATAGATACCTGATATAGCCATCTGTGCATTTTCAAGTATCATTTCTATTGTAAGGTTGCAGGTCTTGATTGCACTAAGAGCATTTAATGCAGGTCCTCTGCCATAAACTTCGCCTGATGCTTTGCTCCATCTAAAAGCTATAAATGGATTTGATCCAACACCAGTATAAATTTCTGACATAATCATAACTTTTTCATTTATATCTATGACATAGTAACCATACTTTTCTTCATTAGGATCATCATATAAACGACATGATACTTCGAGTATCTTTGTTTTACCTTCAGGACTTCTGCTTATTTTTTCTGCCATTTGTGGAGTAAGAATACCATTAGGATAAGCAACTGGTATATCTTCGTTCTTCATCATACGTTCACGATACACATGATCAACCTTGCCATCAGGTCCAGTATCTAAAACAACATGAGGTAAAGGTATTGATTGGAAACGAATTGGATTGACTGCATCACCTTCCATGACACAGATAACTGCAGTACCAAGTGCCAAGTCTATAAAGCATTCATGTATCTCTTGAGCAAAGTTTGATGTCTGCAGTATCTCAAATACATAATCTGTGACACCATCAAGTGCATTATTAACATCATCTTTTTCTTCTTCAGGAACTTCTTGTCCAGTAACAAAGTCTGCCCATCTTGCAAAGTTAGGAGTTAGTCCTGACTGTAGTCTTGATGCAAATTCTTGAATACCTACGACTGCAGTCTCGTCAAAGATCTTGTCATCTTTTCTTTCGCCTACTGAAAAGTTTTTAAATCCTTGTCTTTGAGGTAAGCAATACTCATAGATTTCATCATAAAGATCTTCAAAGTTAAGCCTTACAGCCTGAGCCTTCTCATAGCTTTGAAGCATTTGTTCTACAGTTTTCTCGTGCATTAGTTATCGTATTCGTTATAGAAACCTATGCCACCACCTGAACCTCTGAGCAAAGATCGTCTACCACTACCTTTTCTTTTTCGAGTTATATTTTCTTCAAGAACCTCTTGTCTAGCATCAACTCTCTTTTCTGTCTCAACTTCTTTAACTGCTTCTCTTTCCATCTCTTCCTCTTTCTCCTCTTTAGTTGGAGGAGGAGGACTTGATCTGCCACCACCTATACACATAGCATCTCCTTTACATTCTTGCCCATAATCCCTGCCTTTTCTGATGTTTAGGTCTGCGATTAAAGACATCATATTCTACTCTAGCATTAAAGGTTTCAATCTTTTTGTTCATGCCTAGTACTTGCCTTCCTTCGCCTGACCCTAACATCAAATATTGCATGGCATCATGAATATGTGAGTATCGATCTTTAAGAGGTTTATCTTCATATCGTTCTCCTGACACTTGCATACGACGATATTGATAACCTCCCTCAAACCCTTTTACCAATTCTTTACACCTAAAGTCAATCAATAATCCTGAATTGCCATCAACCATTCTATTTAATACAGATGCAACTGACTCAATTCTTAAGGCAACATCATTACTTGTTGTAGGTCTGGCACTTAATCCTGCACCTCTTAATATCTGAAAAGGTGTAGATTCATCAGTCTGTGCCCTGAAGTCACCTGAAGGATCTCCATAAATATGTACTTCACAGTTGGCATATCGTGTGGCTATCTCTGCCCTTAACAATTCTGCAAACCTAACAATACCCATATCAAAAGCTACTATCTCTTGCAGTATCAACCATCTGCCTCTTACCTTTTGTCCAAAGACTGCAGCAGGAGTTAAACCAAAGTCCAATCCAATATATAACGGAACACCATCAGCTACTGGTATTTCTTCTTTAGCTACATGAGTATCATGCACAAACATATTATAAACTGGCTTACCATCTTGGATACTACCAAGTCTGTTCATTACATACACATCTATCCAACTCTTAGTCTTACCTTGAACCAAGTTAGGATAATATGATTCTAATATATTTAATCTGTTCTCTGCTTTTTTATTTGGCTTGTATCCAGTAACAGAACCATTTTCATCTCTCTCTTCTATCATACCACTAGGTTGTGTAAAGAACTGCCAGTTGTCAGGCTTAACTAACATACGACTTTCTTCCAAAGAAATATGATCAGGAACTGGAACTTCGCCACTCATAATAGACCACCAGTGATCTTCTTCAGGACTGTTAGTATCACAGATAACACCACTCCAAGTTGCAGCACCATCTTTCACACTAGGATATCTGCCAACTCTCATAGTGCAAGCATCAATAATTGACTTAGGTATTTCCCTAGCCTCGTTGACCCATACACCAGTAAGTTCCAATGAAAGTAATTTTTTTACATCTTCAGGTCTATCAAGTGCTAGGAATATAACTTCCATATCCAAGTCACCTGCTGTTATCAAATGAGTGTAAGGAACAGACCACATAAACTTTCCCCACTCATTCTCAGGAAACCAATCAAGCCAAGTCTTAATAGTGGTTGTTCTTAGTTGTGGATTAGTGTTTCTAATAATTGCCCATCTGCTTTTTCTCTTACCATTCTTATCAGGCTCTTGCATTAAGGCTCTACGAAATATTTCAATACTACAAGCTACTGACTTGCCACTACCAACTGGACCTCTTATGCCACGAAAGAAAGTATTATCTTTCATAAAGTCCTTGATAACTTGTCCATCAGGTTTGTATTTAAATTGTATCAATGTGAGTATTAACTCCGACTCTAAGAAGAGTGTCCACAGTCTCAGGACCAATAACAGCTATTACTTTGTCGGCTTCCCTATCAGTACAGAATTGTTCAGGGTGGTGTTTCAGGTGAACTCGCTTCACCACTTCTCTAAGTATTCGTCTCTCTTCAATCTTGAGAGTATGTAAGAATGTCATTTAACAACTCGTGTCTTACGATTCACTTGTTTCTCGTGAAGTACCTTACAGTACTTGTTATAAAAAAAATTACCTAGCTTATTAAAAAATTTAAATAGTTGGAAGTATATATCAATCATTTTCTATCCTATGAATAAGATCTATAGCTTTTCGTTTTGCTTGCAATCTTTTTGGGCTGTTTAGATACTTGTTTATTTCTTCTAACTGCTCTGCGTTTAGCAGCCGTAGTGGCTTTGTATTCAGAGTCCGATAAAGCTTTAATTGCTTTCTCAGGTAAATAACGTTCGCCAGTTGCCTTTGACCCTTGTGTACTAGGTTTACCTGATTTCGTTCTCCACTTTTGTCTTGTCCAAGCACGAAGCGACCTCTGTGATTTCTTCAAAGCCATTAGGAAGTATAACCTCCACCTTTAGCTTTATATTGTTTAGCTAACATCTGTGCCTTACGAGCAGACCATTGACCAGACTTGCCACCTTTGTTACTCGCTTTGATCCTATTAAACAAAGCCTTTCTCATTGAAGGCTTTGTATAGTTTCCTGCTGCATTAACTGCCATCTACTTTTTCTTCTTAGATGCCATAATTTTTTTCTGTAAAGCAGTAGGTAATGTCTTTTGCTTTGCAGTCATCTTCTTCTTTGCAGGTGGTCTACCCTTAGTAGTTCCGTATGTTCCTTTTCCCATTGGCATCTTAGCTTTCCTTTCTTTAAGTTTATATCTTAATAATTCAACTTTTAAATGAATTTCGTCAAGTCTTTTTCTTTGACTTGTTTCGTTTCGATATTGCTCTAGCTTTTGCACGAGCATCAGCCTTACTTGAAGCACCCCATGCACGAAGCGATAATAATAACCTAGTAGGTTTTCCTTTAGCATCTTTCTCTGGTCCTCTCATTCCTGCCATACGAGCCAAGAAGGAAGCTCGTCTAGGATTGTCTCCACTCTTAACTGGTGCTTTTAGTTTGCCACCTTTATATGAGGCACGACCCTTAGCATTTAATCCACCCTTAGGGTTCTTACCTTCTTTTCTAGTCCATGCAGGTGTTTTACTCATAACGTACCTTTTTGAATATTAATGTTTGTGTAAGACCCTGTCATATACAC